ACATTTTTGTTGTTGCTGGTGGTGGCGGTGGAGGAGGTGCAACCTCCGGATCAATTGGTGGTGGCGGTGGTGGTGGCGGTTTCCAAGAATTTACAAGTCAAGGAATTTTGCTACAGTCTTACTCGGTAACGGTTGGAGCCGGTGGCGCCTTTGGAGTCGGTGCTACTTCAGGCAGCGGCACAAATGGCTCAAATTCTGTTTTTGGAAGCTTGACAGCATCAGTCGGTGGCGGTTTCGGCGGTGGCGGTTCTGGTTCTTTGACAGGTTACTCAGGAAATGGTGGCGGGTCAGGCGGCGGTGCAGGTTTTAGCGGTGCTACAACAACAACAGGTGGTGCTGGTACATCAGGACAAGGCAACAGCGGCGCAAATGAGCAAGGCGGTGGATCAGGCGGTGGTGGCGGTGGTGCAGCTACAGCTTCAACATCATCGACTGAAGGAACTGGATCAAATAGTAATTACACAGGTTCAAATGTTGAATACGCAAGAGGCGGAAGCGGCGCAGGTGTAGGCGGTAACGGCACACCACCATCAGACCCAGGTGCAAATAGTGGTTGGGGTGGAAATGCCGGATGGGGTGCCAATGGTGCCAATGGAGGATCAGGCATTGTTGTTGTTCGTTATACAACAGGTGCTATGACAGCAACAGGCGGCACAGTTACAACATCAGGTGGAAACACAATTCACACATTTACATCAAGTGGCACATTTACAAGGAGTGGATGATGAGTTATTGGGCGCAGCTAGACAAAAACAACAAAGTATTGCAAGTGACTGTCGGAGAGGATGATCTTGAGGATGCCTATCAATGGCTTATTGAAAATCATGGTGGTGTTTGGAAAGTGATGCCGGAAAATAATTATGGCGGCATTGGCTGGATTTACATTGAGGATTTAGGTTTTCATCCTCCACAGCCTTTTAAATCATGGACACTTAATGGCTTAATTTGGGAAGCACCAACGCCAACGCCTGAAGGTGATTTCTATTGGGATGAAGCACAATTGACATGGATGCCAGTCGATGTTTCCTGATGGCACATTAGCTAAATTGATTCAGGTTGCTTTAGCCGAAGTCGGCACAGCTGAAACCGGAAACAATGAGACAAAGTATGGCAAGCACATGAAAGCCGACAAGCTGCCGTGGTGTGGGTCATTTCTCAATTGGTGTGCAGATCAAGCCGGTGTTGATGTGCCAAATGTGGTCAGCACTCGTGCTGGAGCTGATGCGTTCAAAAAAATGAAACGCTGGCACACCGAACCAAAGATTGGTGATTTTGTTTTTTTTGATTTTGTAATTGATGACAAGACAATTATCAATCACATTGGCTTGGTGATCCGGGTATCGGACAAGCAAATTGTGACAATTGAAGGCAACACATCGGGAGCCGGAGATCAACGCAATGGCGGCGAAGTCATGGTGAAATCTAGAAATTTGGGAGCAAGGTCATTTGTAGTCGGTTACGGCCGACCAACTTATGGCGCGTTTTCCGGTGATCTGCCGGATCGACCAAAAGGAGAGATGAAATGAAACAAATCAAAGTAGCTGCCGCATCATGGGCAAGAAGCGCAATGGCAGGTTGTTTAGCTGTCTACATGACTGGGAATACAAATCCCAAAGATTTGGCAATGGGCTTGGTTGCTGGCATTGTGCCGGTACTAGCTCGATGGGCCAATCCTCACGATCACGCATTAGGCATTAAAAAGTGAGCATAGGCGAATGGACGGCTGTTGGTGGTTTTGTCATTGCAATACTGGCAGCTGTCTATTCGTCAATGCGGATCATTATCAGAGCGGTGATGAGCGAGCTGGCTCCCAATTCGGGATCGAGTATGAAGGATCAAATTTCGCGCATCGAAGCGCGATTGGATTATCTATACACACAGCTCATTGAACAAAAGAAGTAGCGACACGCCGCAATTTAGGCGTGATTGTTGAGTTTGTCGGTTTTGCCTGTCACTCTTTGTTTGGGAGCTGATTCGCGGCTCCCAGAATCGGGAGCAACAAAATGAATGAATTATCAATTGTGATCACAATGGTCATTGCCGGGGCCTTATGGTCAGTCATGGCCTATTCAGTTGGATTTAAAGAAGGCGAGCGACAAGGCTACACACGCGGCCGGGCTGTGGCGCGTCACGCCGTTTCAGCTGATCGGAAGGTCTGGTGATGGCCGCATTTATGGATGGCTATGAAGGCAACAAAGAGCGCACGGATCGATGGATTGCCACATTTCCTCAAGGCAGGCTTGAAGCTCACATTATTGAATTCAATGCTGAAAAAGGCTATGTGCTGGTGCAAGCAAAAGCATGGCGCAATCAGACTGAGATTGATCCAGCCGGGATTGATTATGCGTACGGCTATCTTGCAGCTTATCCGGACAAAATGAAGCGATGGATGGTTGAGGATACTGTTACATCAGCTTTAATGCGCGTGATGGCTTTGGTGATGGGCAATGCTGAGAAGGCCACAAAAGAGTTCATGGCAGCGATCAAAACACCGGCTGCCGATTATGACTATTGGACAACAAAGCATGGCGATGTGCCAAGCTACAAAACATCGGCCGAAGCTGAGGAATCTGGAACACCGTCATTCGGATCATCCGATGATTCTGCATGGTCAGCAGATGCCACACCATCGTGCGTGCATGGGGCAATGCGTTGGAATCAAAGCAAGCCGGATGCAATAAAGCCGTGGGCCGGTTACTTTTGCAGCGAAAAGATTAAAGAAAAGCAATGCCGGCCCAACTGGTATGTCATGACCAGCGATGGCACATGGAAACCGCAAGTATGAGCGATTACATGGAGATCATTTATCCTCAACAGATGATGGCCAGATTGATGTGTAATGGCGAAATTGTTGAGGAATACAAAATTGAGCAATGTGACAAATGCTCACAGCTAAGGCGATTGGATCACTTTGGCTATCAAAAAGGCTATGACAAGCAAGATAACATTATTTGGTTTTGTGGTGATTGCCGATGATCGATCGCATTGAGGAGGTGCAATGCATGATTGCAGCGATTCAACATTGCCATGATCGATCAGCTGACCACAGCTCACGCATCGTCAAAAACTTGTCATGGTTTGAGTATGTGGCACAGATGGGCGAATCAATGGCAGCTGAGTATTTAGTGGCTAAGAAATTGGGTTATGAGTACACACCCGGCATCACATGGGATAAGTCAAAAGCAGATGTGGGCAATCACATTGAGGTCAAATGGTCAGCCAATCCGGCATCCAATTTGTGGATTCAGGAATCAGATCGGCATGATCGTGACATTGCCGTATTAGTTACAGGCAGCTCACCAAAGATGCACATTGTAGGCTGGATGCCTGTGGCCATTGCCAAGAAACCGCGCTATCGAAACGCATCACAAAACAATTGGAGTGTGCCACAAATTAACCTGCAACCAATTGAGACATTACAAAGGAGCAACTATGCACATCCTGCAATTTGATTGTTCGATCTGTGCAAAACTCTATGGGAAGCCCAAGCAACGCCACGGCCTCAAGAAAGGTGCAGAGCTAACACAGCATGAATGGTTTGCACAATGCATGAGCTGTGGCACATTTGGCATCAAGATTGTTGATGATGCAAGGATTGCGGAGTTGAGCCAATGAAAAAGTTATCCACAGCCTTTATGCACAGGTGTGTAAAACCTGTTGGAATCGCCCAACATTACGCTCGGTGTTTGACAGCGTTGGTACGCTCCAGACTCGCAGACGAGCCGGTGTGCCGGATAGCTCGGGCGCGAAGTATGGTGCTATTGGCCGTGCTATGTATTGTTGGCACAACACCGGCAACAGCTGCAAAAGAAGTAACAACATCAATTGATTCATTAAAGCTTTACGCACATTCAAGGATTGTGAACTACAAAGAGTTTCAATGCTTTAACACATTGATTACAAAGGAAAGCAATTGGCGTGTTGATGCAATCAATCCCAATGGCAATCACTTTGGGCTTGGCCAGATGCGTAACAAGAAATATCGTAACCTCGACGGGTATCGGATGATTGACTGGAGCCTTCGCTATGTGGCCCATCGCTATTCCGGATCAAGCTGCAAAGCATTGGCTTATTGGCAAAAGCATGGGTGGCATTGATGAGTCGTAACTGGACAGGTGGCAGCACAGCTCGATGGCGTAAGATCAGAGAAATGGTGTTAAAGCGTGATGGCTGTTGCCAGCAATGTGGGCAGACAGAAGGCTCAATGCACATAGATCACATAATTCCAAAGCGTTTGAATGGTGGAGATGAAATGTGGAATTTGAGGCAATTGTGTCAAAAGTGCAATTTGAGCAAAGGAGGTCGGTTTTTTGAGGCGGACAGGACACAGATCGGACGAGCGTCGTGTAGG